CCAGATCGCAAGATGTCTTGGTGTTTCATGGTCAACATTAGATAGAAGACGCAAAGAACATGAAGAAATTGAGGACGCTATAAAAAAGGGTGAGGCTCTTGGAGTTTCACGGGTGGCAAATGCTCTGTACGAATCCGCAACGATTGACAAAAATGTCACCGCTCAAATCTTCTATTTAAAGAACCGTTCTGAAAATTGGTCAGATCGCCAAGAAGTAAATCACAATTTAGATTTAGCGGGAATCCTTTCCAATGCGCACGGACGGATTATTGAAGCACGCACGAACGAATCAGAATCATTACAGCTGTCTGATAATTACGCACGGACGGAAGCGCACGCACGCACAGACAAAGCGCAGACGAACGCACGCACGCACGAACAAACAAAATCGGACGAGGGTTGAGCCTTTGATTATTTCCCTTTTTTCTCCCTTTCAAATAATCAATCATGTTAGTTAGTGCTTACTTACATAAGTTAGTACTTACTATCGCTACAACCCCCGTTCGTTCGTTATGGGCGGGGTACAGTACACGGAACTAATGAATTAAAATTTTATTATTTTTATGAAATATTCAGTAAAAGAAGAAAAAGAGCTAATGTCAGCCATTTGGTCACTCAATGTTAAGGACGATCCGTACAATTTCGTCAAATTCGTGTTCCCATGGGGACAAAAGGATACCCCCCTTGAGCATTTCTCAGGACCAAGGAAGTGGCAAGAAAAAATTTTGAGGGAAATTTCAATACATATCCAAAGAAACGGTGTTGTTGATCTACCAGAAATGTTTAGATTAGCCGTAGCTTCAGGTCGTGGTATTGGTAAATCAGCTTTAGTTGCATGGATTATCATTTGGATGCTATCAACCAGACTTGGTGCAACCATTATCGTAACGGCTAACACAGAACAACAGCTAAGAAGTAGAACATGGGCTGAATTAGGTAAATGGCTCACGCTATCCATACATTCACATTGGTTTCACAAGACCGCAACCGCAATAAAACCAGCACAATGGTTTGAAAAAGCCCTCACCGAAGATTTAAAAATAGATACAGGCTACTATTACGCACAAGCACAACTATGGTCTGAAGAAAACCCTGATGCGTTCGCTGGTATTCACTCCACTTACGGAGTTTGCCTAATCATGGACGAAGCCTCTGGTATTCCCGCACCCATTTACTCTGTATCTGAGGGTTTCTTCTCCGAACCCACCAAAGACCGTTATTGGTTTACCTTCTCTAACCCTAGAAGAAACACAGGGCCGTTTTACGATAGCTTTCACTCCAAGCGTGCGTACTGGAAAACCGAACAAATAGACTCACGAGAAGTCGAAGGCACGGACAAAGAGTTATTCCAAAAGATGATCGAACAATACGGTGAAGATTCCACCGTGTCTAAAGTTGAAGTCATGGGTGAGTTCCCGTCTGCAGATGATGATACCGTCATACCTATGGAACTCATCCGTGGTGCTATGAATCGTGATGTATCTTTGACCGCAAACGAACCGATTGTTTGGGGATTAGATGTCGCACGCTTTGGCGGAGATAATTCTGCCCTCTGCGTACGCCAAGGGAACACCGTTTTAGACTTGGTTACTTTTCCGTCCATGGATCTCATGCAACTTTGTGGTGCGGTCAAAAATAAATTTGATGATTCAACCGTGATCGAACAACCACAAGAAATATTGGTTGATGTGATTGGTTTGGGTTCGGGCGTGGTGGATCGATTGGCTGAACAAAACCTTCCCGTGCGTGGCGTAAATGTTGCCGAAGCACCTGCGACCAAAAAAAATTATTTGAACTTGCGTGCGGAACTTTGGTTCGCTGTTAAAGACTGGTTGACCAAGCGTGATTGTAGAATACCTGAAGATGATGAGTTGGCCGCCGAACTTGCCTCGCCTCAGTACAAATATACTTCTAGCGGTAAAATAAAAATAGAATCCAAAGATGAAATGCGTAAGCGTGGAATTAAATCACCTGACAAGGCAGATGCACTTGCTTTGACCATGGCAAGTAGTGCCGCAAGTTTTAGTGGAAGCGGAGCGCATTTCGGTTATAATTTCAAGAAACCTCTGAAGTCCAGAATATTTAGAGTGGGATAATATGAAAGTTGAAGAATTGATGCAATCTCTGAACTATGCTTCAAAAGGAAGAGGTAGAGATTTGTTGATGCAAAACAGAATGAATCAACTTGATCCATTAAACCTACAAAATATGCAAGTCCTAATGGATAACAAAGATTTGCAATTCGTGGATAGAATTTTAGAGCCTGGCGAATTTCCTATTCCAAGTTTGTTTGAAGAGGGCAAGATGAAAACTCATCGTATGTCAGCCGAACAAGACAAAGAAGGAAATTGGATTGTGTTTCCAAATGTTGTATTGCAAGAAGGAAAATACATAGAGTTTGATGAAACCAAAGATGCAATGGATTTTGCAAAGAAGAACAAACAATTAATTAATTTTGGTAAAGGTGAAAATGCAAAACAAAGAGCTATCAACTTTTCAATTAATTACAAGCCAGAAGAATTTAAAGAATATTACAAAGGTTTGTTAAACTAGGTAACTTATATGGCAGAAAAGAAAGTTAAAGAAATCGAAGCAGAAATCGAAATGAAACTTGATGAAGAATCAAGCATGATCGATTTAGTCGGTGTAATTAAATCTGAAATGGATGATGCAAAAGACTTCATTCACCAAGTCGGAGAAGAGAGAGCTGAGTCAACTGAGTATTATCTTGGTGGTGAGCCAGAGGCTACTTCAACTTTACAATCAGAATTTATTTCTACCGATGTTAGAGATACAGTTTTATTTATGTTGCCTTCAATCATGCGTACATTCTTTGGCACTAAGAAGGTAGTAGAGTTCGTACCCAATGGCCCTGAAGATATTCCCCTAGCAGAGCAACAAACCGACTACATCAACTACATCGTTCAACAAAAGAATCAGGGTTTCAATGTTATGTACTCTGCATTTAAAGATGCGTTGGTGCGTAAGACGGGTTTTGTTAAGGGCTTTTGGGACGATTCAATTACAGCTTCAACTCACGAATACACAGGTTTAGATCCGCAATCGTATCAAGCCTTGGTACTCGATCCAAATGTTGAGATTGTAGAAGAATCAGTCACCATGGAAACCATAACCACACTTGATCCTGTAAGCGGTGAAGAAGTGGTACAAGAAATTCCTGCGATGTATGACATTACCATTCGCAGAGTGAAAGCTAAAAACCAAGTGTGTTTAGAGGCTATCCCACCCGAAGAGGTTTTAATTTCAAGGCACGCACGCGATATTAAATCTGCCTCGTATGTAGCACACCGAATGATTAAGTCAGTTTCAGAACTCGTTGCCATGGGTTACGACCAAGACGAAATAGAAGAGTATGCCTCGTATGCAGGTACAGCACTTGATCCAGAAAGCTACGATGAACAACAAGCCCGTAATCCTTTCGATAACATGGTTTATCCAGATCGTAACGATTCAGGCGGTAAGGATGTTTTATACATTGAACATTATCTTTTCTATGACTTTGATGGTGATGGAATCGATGAAAGAATTAGAGTATGCACCGTTGGTGATGGACTGCATGTGTTAAATGTTGAGCAATGGGATGATTTACCTATTGTCATGTTTTGCCCTGATCCTGAACCGCATACTGCAATCGGATCATGCCCTGCGGATTACCTCAAACCTATCCAAGCAGCAAAGTCGCAAATTATGCGAGATACACTAGATTCGTTAGGGCATTCTATTTTTCCACGAATGGCTGTTGTCGAAGGACAAGTCAACATCGATGATGTCTTAAACACAGACATTGGACAGCCAATTCGTGTGCGTGCGCCAGGAATGGTACAACCCTTCTCAGTCCCTTTTGTTGGCAAGGAAGCGTTCCCTGTTCTTGGTTACTTAGATGAAAGTAAAGAAAATAGAACAGGTGTATCTAAGGCTTCAGCAGGCTTAAATGCTGATGCTTTACAATCAAGCACCAAAGCTGCGGTAGCAGCAACCATGTCTGGCGCACAAGGTCGTATTGAATTAATTTGTAGACACTTTGCCGAAGGCGGAATGAAAGATTTATTTACCTTGATTAACAACTTGGTTATCAAACATCAAAATGCACAAGATGTCTTTAGACTTAATGGTAAGTTTGTTCCTGTTGATCCTAGATATTGGAACGCTGACAAAGATTTAATTGTTAATGTTGCAATCTCTAAATCATCCGATGAAGAGAAATTTGCTATCTTAGGATCAGTTGCAGGTAAGCAAGAACAAATCCTACAAACTTTAGGGCCAAGTAATCCTATGGTTTCTTTACAACAATACGCAAACACACTTAGCAGAATGATCGAGATAGCTGGATTTAAAGATCCTGAATCATTTATCAATACTGAAGTACCGCCAATGCCACCTGCACCTGAGCAGACTAAGCCTGATGCAGCCGAGCTATTAGCACAAGCCGAAGCAATGAAAGCACAGAACCAAGCACAGAAAGCTATTATTGATGCAGAAACAGATCGCATGAAAATTATCATGGACGATGATAGAAACAGAGATGAAGCTGAAGCACAAATTAGACTGAAGGCAGCAGAATTGTTAGCTAAATATGGAACTCAGGTCAACATAGCAGAAATAAATGCTATCATGGAGCGTGACCGAGAAAATATCAGGCAAACTGCAAAAGACCAAGCTCAAGGACTATTTACAGGAAATGTCCCACAAAATATTTGACATTGAAGTAATGGAAGGAGATATGGTCTATAAAGGTTCTGAGATCAAGGCTAAAAATAAAGATCATGCACTTCAAATAATGATACTTATGTCAGGTGGTCAAGTAACCGAACATTCTGAAATCATAAGTTTTGAGGAAAAAACTTTACACTAATGGCAATCACATACAGAGGCGAAAGATTTAGCGGTTATAACAAACCTAAAAGAACACCAGGCAAGCGTAAGAAGTTTGCCGTACTTGCAAAAGTTGGAGAGCAAGTCAAGCTTGTTCGCTTTGGTGATCCCAACATGAAAATTAAAAAAAGCGATCCTGCTAGAAGAAAATCTTTTCGTGCTAGACATAAGTGCGATACCAAACCACCAGATAAGCTAACCCCTAGATATTGGTCTTGTAAGAAATGGTAGGTATAATCCTACTATGGAAATAATAACAATACTTTTACTCGTGGGACTTGTAGGTTATCTAATCTACGACAAACATAGAGATTACATCAAAGATAAGATTGATCGATGGTTGTAAAAAGTCGCAAACAAAAACGCAAATTTAAATCAGTAGAAAAAACTGCAAAAGGTGTGCCAAAAAAATATATTAAAGGCTCAAAGAATCCAAAACAAACTGAAAATGAGATTTTAAGAACTAGAATGTTATATAAGGCTGGCAAACTTACTCGTAAAACGATGAACAATATATCAAAGAAGAGAGTAAAAAGTGGCCAGTAAAAGCGAATGTATAGCTAAATATTCTAAGTCTAGTGGTATATCTAGAAGCACTTTAGAAAAAGTTTATAAAAGAGGACTAGGAGCTTATTACAGTTCAGGTTCTCGACCAGGTGTGTCTGCTCACGGTTGGGCTTGTGGCCGTGTCCGTTCTTTTGCTACTGGCAAAGGCGGTGCAAGAAAAGCAGATCAAGATTTATACAGGCCAAAAAAATCTAAGAAAAGGAAATAATTATGCCAAAAGGTAAAGGAACATATGGATCTAAAGTAGGTAGACCATCTAAAAAGAAACCTATGAAAAAAAAATATAAAAGTGGTAAGAAGTAATGCCATCTAAAAATTACTCACCCAAACAAAAGAAACTTGCACGGGTAGCACCGCCAAGAAATAAAATAACTGGTGCTGACTTTAAAAAACTTAAAATGTCTAAAAGGAAAAGAAAATGAAAAAGAAAGTAAAAGCACCAAAGGGTTATCATTTTATGAAAGTTGGTAAAGGTTATCGGCTAATGAAAAATAAAGGTAAGTTTGTACCGCACAAAGGAGCATCTACTTCTGCTGAGTTTGAAGTTATAACCAAGCACAAGTGAGTAAGCCTGAGAAAAAAATTAGATTTGAAACCTTTGCTGAATTAAGTAAGTACATGGAAGAAAATACTAAGAGGCAAAAAGCTAAAAGCAAGAATGGAAAAGCCAAAAGAAAATAAAGGCTTGTTTTGGGATCATGTCAATAAAACATTTTATCGTTGGCATGAATTAAAACTGTTAATGCAGGAAAGAAGATTAAAAGAAAATGAAACTAAACAAAATAAAGAATCTGGTAACTAGCCTAGCACCTACACTAGGTGCAGCGATTGGTGGCCCTTTAGGTGGTCAAGCTGGTCAAATACTATCTCAAGTCTTAGGTGTAAAAAACTCTCCTGTAGAAATAGAAAAAGCGATCAATAATCTTACAGCCGAGCAAATGCTTGAACTTAAAAAAGCAGAAAAAGACTTTCAATTACAAATGAAGCAGTTTGAGATAGATATTTATTCTTTAGAAACTCAAGACACCCAACACGCTAGAGAAAAGTTTAGTGGTGATTGGACACCTAAGTTCTTAGGATCATTAACCTTAGTTGGTTTTATTGGTTATATCTTTATGATTACAGCCTATCCAATAGATGACAGTTCAGACGATATCGTTATGCTTATTCTTGGTTATCTATCAGGTATAGCTTCAGCAGTTATATCTTTTTACTTCGGATCAAGTAACAAGGAAAAAAAATGAGTGAGTGGAAAAACTTCAAACTTGATGAATTCAAGTGTAAACATTGTGGTAAAAACGAGATAAATCATAAATTAGTTGATAAACTACAAACATTGCGTGATGACCTAGGATTCCCCCTAGTTATATCATCTGGCTATAGATGTCCTGAACATCCTATAGAAGCTAAAAAAAGCAAGCCAGGCACACACGCACTAGGTCTAGCAGTCGATATAGCTGTTAGTCACCAAAAAGCATTAGAGGTGTTATACAAAGGCATAGCACATGGTTTTACAGGCATAGGAGTTAATCAAAAAGGTAATGGACGATTTATACATTTGGATATCGCAGAAGTGGAAAATTATAGCCCACGCCCTCACATCTGGAGCTACTGACTTTTATTGATATGGAGATTTCAGGCTACATCGTTTGGAACATCATAGTTACTTTGGTCTTAGCACCTTTAGTCTATGGCATAAGAAAAAACGAAGCTGAAGTTAAGCGTGTTGATATTTTGCTCAATAAAACTAGAGAAGAAGTAGCAAGAGATTATCTAACAAGAAATGAACACACAATTGAGTTTCAAAGATTAATAGACAAAATAGACAAACTTGATGCTAAAATAGATAAACTAATAACGAATTAATATGGCAATAGGACTACCACAAGGACAAGTAGAAGTAACAGCAGGCACAGGGCCAGTAGCAACTGGTCAACAATATGCACAATACTTATCAGGCGGAGTTCCTTTATCAGCCGTTGTTGCACCAGGTGTAAGTTTTTCACCGCAAGCGCCTATGGGTACTACTGTTTATCAAGGAACACAGATGCCTTTTATGTCAATGAGTCCAGTTCCAGTTATGCCACCAGGAATTAGCACAGGCGATTCTTATATGATAGATAATCAAATGGCCTATGCACCCGCAGGAACACCAGAGCCTACTATTTTTGATACGGTAACAACAACACCAACTGTAACAACAACACCACCCCCAACATTTGCAGATGCAACCACTATTGCTGATAGCATGGCACTATTTATGCCTTCAGGGCCAGGCGATGCTTATGTTCCTAAAGAAGAATATCAACAATATATTTCACCGCAAATTTCAGAAGTTTTCATACCTGAAAATATTGTGGCAGAAGATATAGCTTTAAATACTACTTTTGCACCACAGCTTTACAGCCCAGATGTAAGAGTTCCTACAAAATTTGATTTAGATGTAGAGGCATTTTTGACAGGTGTTGATCCTGAAGATTTAGCTAAAGTAGATGTAAGCAATATTGATTTACCAACATCTTATCCTGGTGACATGGCTGATCCTGAACCAAGAGATCCATTCTTGTTTGCAGATTTCTTTGAAAAAAAAGGCGGAGCTGGTTAATGCCAACACACGAAGAAGCCGTCAAAGCTGAACAAGCCGAACAAATATTAAACTCAGATGTATTTAAAGAGGTTGTAGAAAACCTTAAAAACGAATACATCAACTTTTGGTTAAACTCTCGTGATATAAAGGATGTGAATATCAGAGAGGACTTACATAGATCAATTTTATTAATACCTGAAATAGAAAAACATCTTAGAATCATTGCAGAAAAAGGCAAACTCACTAAAACACATATTAATAAGATTCGTAGCGTAGGCTAAAAATCTTTCCTTTTTTAAACAAATTCATATAAAATACTTATAAATACACATAAGGAGTATTTATGAGCAATAACGGAAAGCCGACTGCTTTACAAACTGAAGGAGAACTAGCTACTTCAGCGTTTGAAAGTTTCTTAACTCCTCAAGAAGAGGAAAAAGTTGAAGAGGCAGTCACAAAAGAAGTAGAAGAGGAAGTCATTGAAGAGGATGAATTACCAGAAGCAGCCGAACTTGAAGAAGAGATGGTTGAAGATGAAGAATCCGATTTTGATGATGAAATTGATGACGAAGAACAAACTGAGGTTGAGGAAGAACAAGAGCAACCCACCTACTACAAAGTCAGAGTTGACGGAGAAGAGGTAGAGGTCACGCTTGAGGAACTCCAAAGCGGATATTCCCGTCAGCAAGATTACACGCGCAAAACTCAAGAGTTGTCTGAACAACGGAAAACCATTGACAAACAACAGGAAGAGTTAGCGCAAAGAGATGCGATTTATTCGCAGTTGTTACCGAAATTGGAAGCCCAATTAAAGGGCCAAATGGCAAACGAGCCAGATTGGAACAAGTTATACGAGGATGATCCCGTTGGCTATGTTCGAGAAAAGCAACTCTGGGATGACAAAAAAGAAAAGTTGCGAGCCACTCAAGCTGAACAGCATAGACTTGCAGAAGAAAATGCTAAAAAACAGCAAGAGCAAATTGCACAAATGGTGCAAGAAGGCCAGCAAAAGTTACTTGAACTCATACCAGAATGGCAAGATCCTGAAGTTGCAACCAAGGATAAGCTAGCGATTCGAGAATATGGAATCAATGTCTTAGGTTACTCACCTGAAGAGATGGATGCCGTGTATGACTACCGAGCCTTACTTGGTTTAAGACATGCTTGGTTGCAAAGCAAAACTGTTAAAGCAACTAAGAAAAAACCAACCGAGAAAGCAAAGGCTAGGGTTGCAAGACCTGGTACTACGAACCGACCAAGATCAGTAGCTCCTGTGAAGAAAGCAAAACAAAGGTTAGCTAAAACTGGGAAACCCTCAGATGCAGCTAAAGTTTTTGAACAATTATTAAAGTAATTTACAAGGAGTAATATTATGGCAAAAGTAACTAACGCTTTTGATACTTACACCGCAACTGCTGATAGAGAAGATTTAAGTAATATCATTTACAACATCTCTCCTATGCAAACTCCGTTCATGTCCTCAATCGGATCACGAAATGTGAGCAATGTGGTGTTTGATTGGCAAACAGAATCTCTACCTACACCAAGTGCAAGTGGAGAATTAGAAGGCTTTGAACTTTCAAGAGCAGCTTCAACTGCTACTGTAAGAGCAAGCAATGTATGTATGATCTCAAAAAGAGATGCAACTGTAACAGGATCTCAAGAGAGTTCAGACCCAGCAGGTAAAAGGTCAGAAATGGCTCATCAACTTGCTATTATGTCTAAAGCTCTTAAAAGAGATATGGAACAGGCTCTCTGTCAAAAAGGAGCTAAAACAACTGGTAATGCGACAACTGCTCGTGTAACTGGTGGTTTTGAATCTTGGATCACTTCAAACGATTCTAGAGGTACTAATGGTGCTTCTACAGGAAGTGGTGCTGCTCCAACTGACGGAACTCAAAGAGCTTTAACTGAAACTCTACTCAAAGATACACTTGAGTTAGCTTTCACAAATGGTGGTGAACCATCATTGGCTATTTGTGGCCCACATAACAAACAAGTTATTAGTGGTTTCACAGGTAGATCACAAGCTAGACAATTTGTGGATCAAAATACTGTAGAGGCTTCAGTATCTATCTATTCATCTGATTTTGGTGAACTCAAAATCGTTCCATCAAACAGATCAAGAGAAAGATCGCTTCTTTTAGTAGATCCAGAATTTGCTAAAGTTGCTTACTTAAGAAATTTCCAAACAGTAGATATCGCTACTATTGGTGATGCAGAAACAAAAATGATCGTAGTTGAGTATGGACTAGAAGTGTCCAACGAAGCTGCTCATGGTGTTGTTGCAGACTTAAGCACATCCTAATTATCTGGGACGGATGGGAGTTAGTGCATTTGCATTGACTCCCATTTTTTTATCTACAAGTTATTTCCCTAAAAGCCTAAGTCAATGATAAAATTATAGACAATATGGCAAGACGAACAATTATCGATCACAAGACTGGTTTTACCAATGAATTTGCTACGGAAGATGATAAGGTTATTTATCACACCACCCAAGATGTTGCTCCTGTTATAGAGCATTGCAAAGCATTAGCAGAGAACAAGCCAGGCAAAGATTTGCGTCATGTCGCAGAAGTACCCTTAGTGGTGTACCAAAGAGCCTGTAGAGAAGGCTGGGCGAATGACATGAAACAATGGAGAAAGTGGTTAAATCATTCTGATAATAAAGTCTTTAGAACATGGCAAGGTAAACTATGACATACGCAGAGCTTAAAACTAACATAGCTAATTATCTAAATAGATCAGATTTAACATCTGAAATAGATATGTTTATTGATAATACTGAAGCTGAACTTAATCGTAAACTTAGAGTTAAAGAGATGATTAAGCGAGCAACCGCTACAGCAGACGGACAATATTTATCAGTACCTTCTGATTGGTTAGAGGCCATCAATATTGAAATTACATCCAATGACTTTAGACCATTGATGCAAATGTCTATTGAATCACTTGATGTGTATAGAAAATCAATTAATAACAAAACTGGTCAACCAATCTATTACGCATTAGTTGACGATACAATCGAACTTGCACCTACCCCTGACAGCAGTTATACATTACAATTAACATACTTCGGAAAGATAGATGCACTTTCTGATTCTAATACATCTAACTTTGTGTCTAATACACATCCAGATGTTTACTTGCATGGATCACTAAAACACGCATCAGTTTTTTTGATGGAAGATGAGAGAATACCTTTATTCAATGCTCAGTTTGAAAAATCTCTTGAAGAAATGAGATTACAACAAGAAAAGGCTGAGTTTGGTAAAGGATCATTGGTTCAAAGAAGAAGAACTTATGGTAAATCTCGTAAAAACATACACTATTGGAATAATAACTAGGAGTAAAAATGGCTGGATTTAGCGATTATTTAGAAGATAAAGTATTAGATCATGTATTTGGCGGAACTGCTTATACTGCACCAACAACATTATATGTGGCTTTATATACTGTAGCACCAACTGATACTGGTGGCGGTACTGAAGTTTCAGGTGGAGCTTATGCAAGACAAACTGCTACATTCAATGTATCAGGTACAAACCCCACAACAGCGACAAATGCTGCTGCGATTGAATATCCAACTGCAACCGCAAACTATGGAACAGTTGTAGCTGTAGGTATCATGGATGCCTCAAGTTCTGGTAACTTACTTGCTTATGCAAGTTTGACTGCTAACAAAACTGTATCTAGTGGAGATGTATTCAGATTTGATGCTGGCGATTTAGATATCACATTAGCATAAGACAATGGCCTCAGTAGGCTACGGTCAATATACCTACGGGAAGTCCCATTATGGAACTCCCGTTTATCACGAAGGTGCGGCTACCGCATCGCAAACTTCTGGTGGTACAGCTACAGGCAGACTTCAGTTTGTAAAAGGTAGTGCCACCATAGCCTCTACTTCAGGATTTACTTCTGCTGGAGTAGTTATTAAGCTTGGAGCAGGAACATCTGCTCAAACTTCAGGATTTACCTCGGTTGGTCATGTAATAAGTCTTGGCGCATCAACCATATCAGCAGTTTCTAGTGCTTCAGCTATAGGTCGACAAATAGATCGTGGATCAGCGACTATAGCTCAAACATCTAGTGCAACTGCAACAGGCAGACAGATTGATCGTGGTACAGCCACAATCGCAGGTGTCAGCAGTATGTCTGCGGTTGGTACTCAAATAGATAGAGGCGCATCTACTATTGCAGGAACAAGCAGTATGACTGCTACAGGGGTTCAAATTGACCTAGGATCTGCAACCATCGCTGGTGTTTCTAGCATGACCGCTACAGGAACTCAGATCGATAAAGGTGCATCGATTGGCCCTGTAATATCAAACATGACTGCTACAGGCAGATTTACAGTTACAGGCAATGCGACCTTTGCTCAAACCTCTGACTTTACTGCAATCGGCAGACAAATCGACAGAGGTACAGCAACACTAGCACAAACAAGTAGTTTTTCTGCGATTGGTAGTTTAAAATGGACTGATATTGTTGTTCCCTCTGATACATGGACAGATCAAACAGTCACAACAACTTGGACGGATGTATCGAATCCGTCAACATCATGGACAGAGAAAGATAAACAAGAAGCAGCTTAAAGGAAAGATTTATGGCAGATACATTTACTACTAACTTAAACCTAACCAAACCAGAGGTCGGTGCATCCACCGATACCTGGGGTACAAAGATTAATAATGACTTGGATACAGTCGATGGTATTTTCAGTTTATCTGGAACTGCGGTTGATATGGGCCAAGTTGACTTCGGTGGCGCAGTTGTTCTTAAAGGGACTAACCCAAGTTTAACAATAGGCGATGGCGGTGCTGAAGATACTAAACTTGTCTTTGATGGTAACGCAAAAGACTTTTATGTAGGTCTTGATGATTCAGCAGATAAGCTAGTAATCGGTGAAGGTTCTACTGTAGGGACAAACAATATTCTTACCATTACAGATGATTCTGTGACCATAGGTGACGGAGCAGCAGTTGATTCAAAGTTAGTTTTTGATGGTAACGCCCAAGACTTTTATATTGGTTTAGACGATAGTGCTGATGATTTGGTTATCGGTGTTGGATCAACAGTTGGAACTACAGGTGCAATTTCTATTGACGAAAATGCAGTAGCAACTGTAAACGGAATTACAAGTAAAACTTTTGGCACTTCATCAATAATGATTGGTGATACCACAACAGGCACTATTGATGCAGCTAACAATAATACAGGAGTTGGTGTTGATGTTTTTGAGTCACTATCTACTGGCGATAGAAACACAGCTATCGGTTTTGCTTCTATGGATGCAAATACAACAGGATCAGACAATACTGCTATTGGTAATGGCTCTCTTGGTGGAAATACTACAGCTTCGTGTAATGTTGCAGTTGGTTCTTCTGCTTTAACAACAAATACAGAAGGCGCTAATAATGTTGGTGTTGGTTGTGATGCACTAGTACTAAACACCACAGCTTCTAACAATACAGCGGTTGGTACTTCAGCATTATCAGCAAATACTACAGGTATTTCAAATGTGGCTGTTGGTCATGAAGCAGGCAAAGATAATACTACTGGCTCTCAAAATGTGTTTGCAGGTAGAGAAGCAGGAAAGCTAACTACAACTGGAACATTTAATACAGGAGTAGGACATCAAGCATTTGCCGCTAATACTGGAGCAGCAACAGGTCAATTTAATACTGCTGTTGGTTATGCTGCATTGTACTCAAACACTTCGGCTAGTAGCAATACAGCAGTTGGTAAATATGCCTTGCTATTCACAACGACAGGTGGAAATAATGTTGCTGTAGGAGCAGGAGCATTACAAGCAAATCAAACAGGTGTATCAAATACTGCTGTAGGACATCAAGCATTAGATGCTTGCACAGGTAATAATAATACTGCTTACGGTAAAGATTCTTTAGGTACTTTAACGTCAGGTAGTCACAATGTTGCATGTGGTCTTAATGCTCTAGTAGCACAAACAACTTCTAATAATAATACAGCGATGGGTTCAGGTGCTGGTTTTGTG